TATTTCTTACATTATTTATGATACCCTTTACGATATAGGTATAATCCTCAACATAACATTCCTGCAAAGAATACTTGTAATCCAGCGCTGCATAGTCTACCATGTCTAATTCTAATGTTGCCTCCCAAAGAAGCTTATCAACTTCGCTTGTAAATTCCGGTATCTCAACAACCTTATAAACATCTATGCCTTTTTCGTTTACTCCATAAATGAACTCTCCACTCATATCATCATAAGTGACTTCTTCATCATCTAAATCAATCTCGTTTTCCTTACAGTACGTCTCTACCATTTTCTCGAACTGTTCAAGTGCCTGCTCAAATGTTTCATATTGCTTGAAACAAACTTCTGCCTTGTAACCATAAGATAAAATTTTATACATAATTATCACTCCTTTCATGGTTCAATATGTTTGTAATAATAATCTTCATAATCATTATAGAAGTCTTCTTTCCCGAATTCATCGCACAACTCCATGCCACCCTGCAAATACTTATCAAGATATGCGTAACTATCAGCGCCAAAACCATAGTCAAGATGCCTTTCGCCCCAGTCTTCACCACCATATACAGCTAAAACACAAGCGCCACGAGCAATTTCCTTGAGCTTATATAAGAACTCAAGACATTTCCTTGCATCCTCGTTTACCATGTCATCTTCTGACAATTTCTCTTCGCTTGCGTTGCCAATCCGTTTCACTAAATATTCCATACAGCCGATTACGTTATCGACCTCATCATCAAAAGTTAAACTCATCGTCATCTTCCTCCTCTTCTTCATCATCGTCATAATAACAAATAGAGCCGTCTTCTCTATAGATTTCCCTAAGATCTATACCAAATTCTACCTCAACAGGCAAATCTTTGATTGCCTTCATAATCTCGTCGACTCCCTTTTCATACGCTTCGTCAAAGTTGTCAGCTTCGACATCAAATGTGCCGAATGTTTCATAGAAATTTAGCTTAAATTCATATGTCTTCATACGCTCACCCCCTTTACCATATAATTTCTTCATCTCCGTAAATCCAACAAATCTTACAATCAGCAGGAAGAACATCTTCTAAATCGTCACTACAATAATCGTCAATTGTCTTTTCCATTTCATAAATAATATCCTGCAACTCCTGTGCAGTAGTCGTTTCCGTAGTTATCATTGCTGACGGATTCATTTTGTTATCCTTGTCTAATAATAAAAATATCATAATTATACCTCCTCTTCCCAAGTAATTTCACATTCGTCTTCAGTTGCTTCTTCTCCGTAATGTTCATCATCATTAAAAAAATTATCGATTGCTTGTATTATCGCAACCTTTTCGCTTTTTGCATATACATCATAAGTTTCCTCTCCTCTAACACATACTGAATATCTTTTCATAATCATATCACCTCTCAATCTGAACTAATCGGCGGTTCGCTTGCAGCGTAACCTTCATCCGTCCATGTTGCTTTCCATGCAGAACCAAGCACTGTAAAATCCTGTCTTTCAAGTGCGTCTGCAACCTCGTTTTCAAACTGGTAACTGTTGTATCTGTTGTATTCATCTTCAGTTACCGCTATATCTACACTAATCTGTACTACCATAATCTCATCTCCTTTCAACTTAACCTATTGCAATTTCAACCACATCAGGATATTTAGGTTCGTCATGACATGAATATGGCTTTGTTTGTGCAATATCTGTAATAATGCTATAACGCACTGGTGTTGTAATCTTATCGCTTGGAGCAACTATTACAACTTGAATATCTTGTGGACAAGTTTCTAAAAATTCTCTTAATTCTTTTACAGTCATAATTATCACGCCCCTTTCACAAGTTCATTCCAGATGTTCATTCCGTCATCTGGAGTTATTTTGCCTTCAAGTTCCAGTACTGTCAGCACTCCGTTCCAGAATGCCTTAGCAACCTCGTTTGGATTGCTTACGTAGAACTGCGCCAAGTCATAACCCTGACGCTTACATAAGTATTTCCATACCTCATTTAATGTTTTCATAACATCACTCCTTTCAGCCAAATGGTAAAGCGCTTTCGCTCCAATCTCTCATTTCCGTTGTCATTTCATACTCGCCCCAACCCTCCCAATAAGGCGTGTAAACTCCTGCAAACATAAAGTCAACAACCCAATATATGTTATCATGACAATTGTCAATTTCGGGATATGTATCAGAATCTAACAAAAGGTCGCCAAACTCTTCCCACATAAGCTCATTTACTTTATGTGCAACATCTTCTGATTGTATATAAGCACAACGCTGTCCAGTTGTGGGATAATCGTCAACTGCTATTTTAACCAAAACTTCCCAAATAACTTCTTGTTCAGGACAAAATATAAGATGTCTGTACGCATCTGCAAGTTCTTGCATGAATTTGCGTTGCAATTCGCACAATTCATCATACTTATTATGTACTGCTTCGTAATCCGTAGTGTCGTCCCGTAGATGGCAATACTCAGCAATAAGCTTATACAGTTGTCTTTCGTATATCCTTCTGTTCATATAATCACCTCATCGTCATACTCGTCATCATCTTCGTCGTTATCATAGATGACTCCAATTTGACTTCCCAACATAAGCATTACAGCATTGTCGATATTTCTTCCGTAAAACTTATTAACTCCATGTTCCTCAATATCCTCACAGATACTGTAAGCAAAATCAGAACCGTAATTCTGTCGCTGTCCAATGACGATTTTCTGTTCGTCATCATAGCAATCAAGCAACGCCTTTAAGTTTCCTACTGTCATGTTAAATCCTCCTTTCCGATTACCACCACTCGGTGTATTCAACTACTTCAGTATCAAAATCTGTATGGTCTAATATTTCTTTAACCTGTTGAATAGTATCACGCAGGTTTTCAAAATACCATTCGTCATACTCCGTACCGCCAAAAAAGAATCCAGAAGATGTGGGCATAATTTCTGATGCACGTTCAGGATTTGCAAGCACCTCTTCGCAATCCTTAACAAGCTGTTCTAATAATTCCTTTGTCATTGGAATAATTTCGCAATTATCTTCTTTCTGCATTTCCGTATGGTCAACTATCCATTGACGCACCTGATTAGCTTTACGCCAATATGCAACTTCCTTTGCATATTCACCATTAACATCTGTTTTAAGTCTTCTATTCATATACATATCTAATCCCATTTTGTTTTCTCCTTTCAATATTTGCTTAACGTTACATATACTCTTGTATTAAGTATCCTTTAAGTTGCCTACCGTCATGTCACTTCATCCTCCTCTTCATTATGTACAATTGTATAAGCCCAAAATCTTAACTTTCCTTCTCTATTAAGCTGGCTATACCAATAATCTACAAAAGTTGTTTTAATATTTTTAACGGTGTCCTTTCCAACGCCTCGCAATGAACCAAGCGTAGGTAATTTTTTCATTAAAACCCCCATTGTATCAATCTTTGCTCTTCTAAGAGCATTATTAGCACGAGTGGTGAGAAACAACAATTCAACAGGATCGTCTGGCTTAAAGTTCTCAAACTGCATTTTTAACTTTCCGTGAAAATCCACACCTGTCTTTGTTACAATTTCAGTATAATCCGCTGCAAAACTCATAATTATTTCCTCCTTTCATATCCAATACGCTCTCTTTTTGAATTTCTCTTGAGCGTACTTAACATCATCTTTGTTGTCCACGCTAACTATCAATCCACGATTCATAGTCAGCTTTTCATCAATCTTTGCTTTCCAATAGAAAAGCTTTGCTACATATGTCTCGTCCTTAATATGAACGAAACAGCCATAAACTCCGTCTGCCTTGGGTGGCTCAAACTCAACGAGATCATACCCATTAATCTGCTCCAATTCGCCATGCAGATAAACTCCATTGGTTACCTTGCCACCACCGTCCTGTGTTAATGCCTTTACTATCATGCACTCGCTCCTTTCTTTTGCAAACGGAAGGTGTGGGTTACCTTCCGTTCCGTTGCAAATACACCTAATACATGTCGCGTCTCTTTCATTACCAAATTGCGATATGCGTTAGCTTCATCTTCTGTTTCAAACACGCATTTCCCACAAAGATAGTTCTTCATATCAATCGCTCTCCTTTTTAGGGTGGAAGAACTTTGCTATGTCTTTTTTGAAGTCTTCTATTAACTGTTCTTCTGTACGGGCAAACCAACCACAATCATAATTGTATTCGTTGCCAATACTTACCAATATGCGCTTTCCGATTACGTCAGGACTTAATGTTCCCTTCTTGTGGATTTCCCCAAACATATTAGCGATACGCAAGTCTGCTTCATCCTTAATTTCGATAACCGCCAGACTAAAATCATCGCTTCCATATCCATAGTTTTCCCATATCTGATTTTCCGAAAACGTATCGCCACCTACCATAAGACGCTTAAAATCATTGTAGATAACCATTTCTGCGGTCTGCTCATATTTCTTGCATTCCGCTTTATCTTCAAAAAACTTTCCGTCACTTGCCTGATATCCGTAAATTTCCTCAATAGTCTTGGTTGTTTTAAGTTCTTTCATAGTTATGTTCTCCTTTCACATTGAATAAACCATTTTAAGCATATCCATATACTCATCTACGTTTTCCTTTGGTAACTCGTTGAACACATATACATTATTGCTTAACACATCTACATCCTTAACTTCCTGCATGTTTACTGCGCCTACCATACTGGATAATGATGCATCGGCTTCAGGATATATCAGCACCTCATGCACTGATGCGGGTAGAACTGTAAATCCGTTGGGATATCTTTGTTTTAACTCATTTAGCTTAATAAGAATACCAATTGCGCCAAACTGGTGTGATGTATTACTTATTATTTCCATATCAGGAACTACAAAAGGTAAGTCATCAACAGGTATACCCATAAGTTCTGCAATAGTTTCTCTGAATGGACGTCTTGTTACTTCTTCTTTGGAATTAATAAGTGCATCTGCGATAACTTCCAAATCACACTTATTCCACTGCTCAAGCATCCAGTTGTTTACCTTGATAGCTGCGATACCGTCCTCTGCGTTAGCACTGATAACAACATATGGGATAACAATGAGGTCATCAAATCCCGCATTTTTAGCAGACATGAACACCTCTGCCTTAGTTGCTTTGTTGTACAACCTTGCTCTAAGCATCGGCTTTACCTTGAAGTAATCCTTGATAAAGTCTAAGTTGATATCAGGGACAATTGCGTTCTCGAATACATCCTTTACTGCCTCTACAACCTCATCTACATCGATAAACCCCTCATGCCAGTATGGATCAATGTATACAGTAGGTGATATGCCTGTTGTTTCTTTTACGATACCTATTGCTATTATTCCGTTTGCCTTCTCAACCTCTCTAACAACTCCGCCAACTTTTTCTGCTACTACTGTAGCTAATTCCATTTTTGTCATAATATTATTCTCCTTTTATTCATTTTTTATGCATAATTATTCATTAGATTGCTCTGCGTACTTCTACCATTACGCGACTTATTGTTGCAACTGACGGGGCACTCATAATCCGTTCTATAAATGAACGTGAACGCTCTCTGCCTAACAGTTCCCTTACTGCCTTTGCGGAGAACTCCTTATGGTTCTCCAATGTTTTAATCTCATCGTATGCCATTCATACCACCTCCTTTCTTTTGGCGTTTCCGTATGTATCCATAAACTCGTCCTCATCATAGATTTCCACTATCTGTCCCCATGACAGATTAGGGTTATCCATGAGAAAACATCCTACCGCTTCCTCTAATGTGTCGCCAGTTGATGTGTAGCAATTGCATGACTCATCAACGAACACATATGATTTCCAACCATATGTGATGTTCTTGGGTATAACGCCCCAATCTGCGCTGTTCCACCAAGTACAAGAATACTTCTGCTCAATATATTCCCAAGGCTTCTCCAGTTCCCTTGAGGCTTCAATAAGCTTCTTAGTCACTTCGATGCTGTTTAACATTTCATTAAACATTACGTACTCAATCGGCTGGTGTGCCTGATAGTAACCACAACTTATATTTACTCCTGCGATACCCGATGCAGGACAGAGTTCGCTTATATCACTGAATGAACCAAAATCCTCGTAATATCCAGTAATTTCTTCGCACCACAAATGAAATTCCTTGTTTCCGTCTTGATAGAACACAAGATCATCTTTATGCGCTCTATCTAATTCTATATACAGATTGACAGGCATATTAATATACTCTGTCTTGCAGAACTTGCTTGAGCCAACTCCGCCTATTTCCTCGTCCTCGCAAAAAAGAACATACGGGCGATAGCCTTGCTTGATGATGTCGCATATCATATATATGCCACATCTATCATCTCCGCCTATCCCTTGCGGAGACGATATCTTGTTTCCCTCTACCTTAACTTCCTTTGGAACACCCCTCGGTATCTCATGAACGGTGTCCATATGCGCTGTTAAACAGACAGGTTCAATGCCCTCTGCGAACACGAACCCGTCTTCCTTTATGGGTGAATATCCCATTGACTTCAAAAAGTCATACAAATAATCCTTTAACTTCATCTGCTTCATCTTGCAGATTTTTATGAAAGATTTGATTGCCTTATTCATCAAACCACCTCCTCATAAGGAATTTCTTCCTCTTCTTCTTCCTCGTATGTGTACAAATCTCCGTCAAAATGCCCATAGGTCTCTTCCTCATGTACCCATACCCAATATCCGTCTTCGTTTCTTGCTTGCACATATCCTGCGTGTTCTGCGTTGTACTCTGAACGGTACTGACATCCGTCTTCGCAGGTAACTTCGCAGTCGTCGTCATAATAATATTCCTCTGCGAAGTCATCCCAGAAAATATCTGGATTGCTTGTCCAGCAATAATCATCGTAACAATCAAGTACATGATAACATCCGTTACGTTCTGCACAACGAGGACAGCAGTAGTCACGATCTCCGTACTCATCGTATACATGGTCATCGCTTTCCGGATCAAAGCGATGACCACACCAGTCACACTCAATCCAATTGCTATCCTCGTCACAGTCTCCGCAGACAAGGTGGTCTTCGCGAGTGTGTTCACATCCACATACAGGACAGATAGGTGCTGCGCCAACAACAATCCTTTCGTAGGAATCAAACTCCTTGTTGAAGGATATGCTACAATCGTTGTAGCAAGTCCAGTCAGAGTAACAGACTGCATCGTTGTCTCTGATTGCGTAATCTCCTGTGTGTGCAGTTCCCTTCTTTAAAGTCCAGTTATTAGGAATTTCCCAACAAGTAGCAACTATGTCTTGCATAATTGCTCTGAACTGTGTTGCGATGCCTGTTTCTCCGCCGTCACGTCCGTCAGGATATACACGGGACTGGACGAGAATGCTTCCATTATCGGGATCGAGATAGAACATATTTCGTCTTATCTTGTCTGCTTTCCACATTTCGGAAGGATTATCATATGCTCTATCTACAGTGTAGAGGATAATTGATACCCTATCTACTGCATATGATAGACAACCTGCACAATACATACCATGGTAGTGACATTCTCCATTCCCGAAACGGATGTTGTGAATATCGATTGTGTGGCAACTTGCCCAGTTCTTGCCGAAACTCATTGTTAAATAATCAAGCAGATTTACGCTGATTACTGTGTAAGTCTCGTAGTGTAACGGGTTACACCCGTCCGCAAACTGCGCGAATTTTGCGTTGTAATCCAGTTTCGCATCAATCTTCATGCTCCTACAGATTGCGTTTACAACCTTGGAGCATTTCTGCCCTACAACGCAGTTGATATTAGGAAATGCATTCTTAACAACCGCGCATGTCGTTTCCGTTACAAGCTGGCTCTGTTCATCGGCCACGGAGTCGATTACCTTGATAAGGAACGAGTACTGCATAAGCTTATCGTATTCATCCCCAAGATAATATCCGTCATACCAACGGTTGTCGTTAATTTGAATATCATCGAGCCATGCACTGATTTCGATGTTTTCAGTGTACAACTCGCCAAGACGGAGCAATCCGTCATAGTTATCGGGCATTACCACTCTTTTAAGGGCGCGATACTGTTCACGTCCCTTGTGGTAACGCTCTGTCATTCTGCCACGTTCTGCGTTTGCGTTGCAAGACTCCATTGCGACTTCACGCAGGCTCATAATCCATGAGCTAAAAATCGCAATCTTGCTTCTGTCAAAGTCTCTTGAATAATCAGACTTCAATATGATTGCGTTCTGCTCCTCATCCCAATGAGGATGCTTCCGGAGCCTTTCGATTATCTTCGCCTTTGCGCGAAGATTTCTGTCTGCGATAACACCAACACCTTCGTTTGTGTTGGCATGCCCGTACTTATCGAGGAGTTCCATTGTCTCCTCTACTAAATAATTCCTATTCATTTGTTTCCCTTTCCCCTATTTTACGCATAGGTGCGGTACATAATTAATAGAGTGAATCTTTGTTTCCGTTGTTGATTATATATAGAATCAGCAGTGAAACGCTGAACAAGAGCGCACCACCACCGTTCACCTTAATTAATGACGTGATAGGAGCTTCCGTTGGAAGCTCCGTTACCATAAGTATCATGCCAGCGATTACGCCAGCGATAAGAATAAGGGACAGAAATCCCTTAAATATACGTGTCATTTTACTTCTCCCTTCTATGCGCCCATAACGTGGGCATAATTAATAGTACCATTTGTTCGCGCTAATGTCAAGCATAATTTTTAGCGCGATAAAAAAAGAACCGTTTCGCTTGTGCGCCCAGTTCCCTTTAAAATTCCTTTGTGTTTCGCTTTAAATTTCCTTTAAAATCCGTGCCTGCTTTATCCCTTATTAGCGAATATAGCGCATGACTCGCGCCACTTCGACATTACAGACAAAACCACCACGCGGAGTTCTTCGGGTGTAGGCTTCACTTTCAGCCTTGCGCACTCCGCTATTACATACGCCTTCACCTTCTCGCGCCCGTTATTGTCGGGCGTAATCTTCTTTACGCGCTTGTCATTCTTCAGAATAGAGTTCTGAATAGCGCGTGTCTCAATACTGGTTAACATACTTATACCTCCTTTATGATATATGTATACTCAATGCTTGCAGGCACTATGCCCTCTTCTCTATCGAGATCATCGGCATGCATACGGCGCTCCACTTCATCGCGCGCCTCTGACTTATAGTCAAACGTGCCAACCTTCTCGTAATAGCTATAATACTTGCGTGTCCTGTCGTTATACGCCCCGTCAACGCGACGGGTAACCTTATAAGCCATACTATACCCCCTTTATCTTGTGACCTTATAATACTTGCACGTAACCTTTGCATAATAGTTGTCGTGTGTCTTATATACAACCATGTTGCTATCTGCCTGTTGTGTCTGCTTTACAACCATTTGTGACGCGAGAATGATATCGCGATACGGAATAACCTTACGCAATCCACGCGCCTTAACAGCCTTATAGATATCCTTACGGAGCGCTTCCGTGTTCTTCTCTGCGCTCATTGTGCCAATAATCTCAAATAATGCCTTATGCATAATCATACCCCCTTCTTGCCATACTTCGCGATTGTTATATCTGTATCCCACTCTATGATATCTTCAAGTACTTCTATTGCATGAAATTCCCATGTCTTCATGCTTGCTACATACATAAGCCACTGGAGTATATTGTCCCCGTCTTCCTGATACTCGTTAGGGATATACTTTCCGCGCTCAACGTCGTCCTGATAGCAATGTACGGAGTCAGGGTGCTTTGTTGACGCACCCCAAAACTCCACGTATGTTCTATGTGTTTCAATGTTACTGTAAAGCTTCATATAATCACCCCTCTGTTGCCTGTAAAGACTTAAACCATGCGTAACCTAACATAGCAAACATATACTCGCGCATATTATAATCAGCTTCTGCCTTAATTGCGCGGTATACTTTGCGCCATATAGTGCGCCCGTCCTTTGCACATCTATAGGCGGACTCCGCCCTTGCTTCTGCTGGTGTTAATATTCTAACCATGCCTATACCCCCTTTATCTAATATGTGTGATACTTTCAACGTCGTCCTCGGTCAATTCCTCACCCTGATAATTGATTGTATCAACCTCACCTAATAACGGATACGCCATAATCTGATATAAAGCCTTGTCGATAATACGCGGGCGCGTATCGTCGTAGCCCTCACCCTCATATACCGCTACAGTAACATCGACAGTGTACGCGCCAACTACAACGCGATAATCCTCAAGAGAATACTCGCGATGTGGCGCGGGTGTATAATCCTCATGTGTACACGTACGCTTATAAATACTGTTAACCCATTCCATATCCATATAATATGCCTCCAAAAATATATTTAATGCTACACGCATTATAAAAAGCCCACTTCTTGCGTGTGTCTGAAGCGAGCCTTTTATCATGAGTGTATTCAAAAGAGTCTTATTGCGTGTGTTAAAAAAAAGAGTGCTTAAGTGCGCGCGTAAAAAAAAGAAACTTATACACACGCACCCGCGCACAAAAAGAAAAAAAGCACAAAAATAAGAGGGCTTTTAACCCTCTTATTTTCGCCTTTAGGTGTTTGAATTACTTGTTAGTTTCAATGGGCTTGATACCAGTTTCGGTCTTATTCCAAACATACGCGCCGGAATTAATGCAATAATTAGCGCAAGCTACAATAAATAACTCTTTGTATCCGTACTTATTAAGACCTTTTAATAACTCCGCGTTTTTGGGTGAAACTTTCACGCTATGCATAACTTTTACGAAAGATTCAAACGGGCCAGCGTTTTTAACATACATCCGCTGAAAACCTAAAAGGTCAAGTGCGCGCTTGATATAGTCCTCATAAGAAATAACCTTGCCCGCGTCGTTTTTGGGCAATTCATAAGATTTCTTGCCGATAACAACACAACCATTATCAATTTTGTTAGTAGTAGAAAGATAGCCAAAAGTATAGATATCGTCAGATAATAAGCTATCTAATGCTTTTTGCTTATCCTTATTTAATGCTTGTCTATTATCGTGATACTTGTTAGCAAGGTCTGACAATTCCTTGTTAACATTAATAAGCTTGTTATACTCCGCGATATATTCGGGCGCGTCAGTCTTGATTTTCTTATCTTCCATAACATGAAGAGACTTCTCAATATCGGCCTTATCACTTTCAAGTTTACCGCGATTAATAGCGTAACCTTTAGTTAAAACTTCAATATCTTTTCTAACCTTTAAAACCTTATTCAATCCTTTGAAATTTACATCCGTAACCTTTAATTCTTTTGACATAACTTTTTACCTCATTTCTTTAAAATTTTGTTTCTTCGCCTGCTATGAGTAAAGGCTTTTATATGTGTCTATAACTTTAAACGGGCCGACCGCTTACTATATCCCGTACTTCTTTATCTAACTATTAGCTAACTTTTGCTAAAGGGATTTTTTCACGTTTACAAGCAACGCTTTATAATCAAAAGTATGCAAGGCTTTTAGAGTGCCGAAAGTGTTTTACCACTTAAGAATGGTTAGTAGCTTGTTACCGCCTATATTGGAGTTGTTGCGGTAAAGCTTGAAAGAATGAAAGAAAAGCTTATAAACATAAGCTTGTACAAGAAGTACAGAAAAGAAAAACTCTAAAAGTACTTACACGCTTATCCGTGTCGATTAAAGAAGTGTTATTTTGTTGTCAATGTGCGATTGACACATACGGACTTTACTATACGTAAAATCAAAAGTCTTTACTATACGCAAAAACTATAATGTAGTGCCACTTATAGAATACCACTTACAGAAACAAAAACAAAAATAGATTTTTTTATATAATACATATTAGATATAATAAAATAAGCTTTTTAAAGTGGGGATATTAAAAACCTAAAACCACTTTCCGAGCTGTAAAGCCAGACACGTAATTTCATCCACACACCCCAGCCGAAATCCCCATCCCATCGCAGCAACACCAAAATAATGCCATTTTACGCTCATTTCCCCGCATAATACCCACCACACCGCAACATACTCACCTCACCAAATAAACACCAAATTTATACCATTTCTCCATAAACCCCCACCCTACCGCAAAAACAACGATGATATCAAAATGATATCACTAAACAAAATATACAATAAGCAAATCCCAAAACAAAAAATAGCCTTCAGCCCTTACACAGCAAGGCTCAAAGCCACCTTCGATTAAGATAACCCCTAAATTTTTTAAGATCGACCACCCCGCGCAAACCCTTGCCACACAAGGCTTCAAGGCACGTTAGTCACCCTGAAAAAACAGAAAAAGTTGCAATATATATATAAATATATATTATATAATAATTATTATTATATATATTAATTAATATATTGCTTCCATGTGACGCAAAATTTTATCGACTGACCACCTCTCCAGCCGCATAAAATAAGGCTCCGTGCCACATGTCTGATCTTAAAATTATCACTCTAAAAATTATGTAGTTGACAGCCAGCAACTTTACTGCTACAATTTGTGTATACCAAAGAAAGGAGATGCAATATATAGTGGTTGGCTTATATTTGCCAACCGAGATTGATGATCTAGCAGAAGAAATTGAGAACTGCCTGTTAGCGTTCAGCGACAAGGCGGGCATCCCCAAAGCCGCAATCATGGAGTTGGCGGGGGATATAAAAGACATTTTAAATGACCACCTCTGGGACGGGGGTGTCTAAATGTCTGAGTACGGAATAAAAATTAAGAATTATGAGGCGGCGAGCCTGTATGAATGTTATTGGGGCTTTAGGCAGTATCCTGATACGGAGAACGCGATGTTGTCTAATAGCCTTTTCAAGGATTTTCTTGTGGAGTCTGGCATGGAAGTGTGGAAAGATGGCAGCTCCAGAGACATAATCTGTTTAGCATTCTCATATAAGACCAAGGCATATAGGGAACTGTATGAGAAGATTCCCAAGATATACACAGATGAAACGGTTAGAAATCAAATACTTGCCAATCTTGAAACGAATATAGACAAGTGTGTAGAGATAAAAAAGGAACGCCTGAGAGAGATGGCGTATGAGGACGGAGTAATTGTCAGATATAAGGACACGGAGATCCATTATAAGATGTTGTATCGTACTCCGGGCAAGGCGAAGAAGGGGACATGTATGTTCATTAGGGATTCCCTATATGATAAAGCCCATGAGTTTTTAACAATGGGGATACAGTTGCCTGAGAAGAATGCACCGATAATCCAGCTTGGGGCATACCAATCTCTCATCACATCGGGGACGGTGGGTACGATTGAGATTGATCCCGATCAGATATTAATGCTCAAGGATATTGATTCGTATATGACCACCCCTGCGGTGACTATTGAACTGGACGAGGATAAGCACTGCGTTGCAAGGAAGCGCGGCTCATATGAATTAAAGAACTGCATATTTGATGGGCAGGCGCTGATAGACATGAGCATATTCCCCAAATGGGCGGATGGATATATCCTGCTGAGAAACCATATGACCAAGTGTGCAGCGTTCAATACCAATATCGAATTATTCATGCGTGAACATTTTGGTGCAGATTATGACACTGCGACAGTTAAGGATATGTTTGGGCGGGATATCAAGGTGTCGAATATAAAGCTGATATGCACAGAGTCGGTTGCCAAATGGCTTAATTTCAACATATCATTTGATTATTGGGCATCGTGGGTACGTAAGAATCATAATCGTTGGGGCATAGTAAAGACCACGCATGAAAGTAAGCTGGGTGATGTACAGAGGATGTCATATCAGATGATCAATGCACTTGACCTTGAGACAATGCCAGAGGTAACGGCAAGGAGTGTCAATTATATTGATAAGCTGAAAAAGGACAATAAAGTATTTCTTGAATACTTAAGAAAGAATACGAACTTTGCAAACGATTATGACGTGCTGGTTGCACTTACGGAACATAACCCCGACTTTGTATACAGTTCGTATTTCAGAGATAGAAAGAGAAAGATTATTGAAGCATATGTATTAAACTTCAAGTCGGGCAAGGTAATACAGAATGCGGATAACCTGACCATTGTTGGCTCACCATACGCAATGCTTTTACATGCAATAGGCGAGAATGTTGAAGACGATCCGACATTTATTACAGAGGATGGAGCGATACAGTGCTGGACAGAACGCTTTAGAGATAATGAGTTCTTGGCGGAGTTCAGAAGCCCGTTCAATCATATGTCAAACTTAGGGCATCTGCATAATAGATATCATCCGTTCTTTGATAGATATTTTAGACTTGGCAAATTATGTATAGCGGTCAATATGCAGCATACGTGTTTCCAAGATAGGAATAACGGCAGTGATATGGATTCGGATAGCATTTATACCACCAATCAGCCCGACATTGTTGAGCATGCGAGAAAGTGTTATATTCAATATTCAACCGTTGTTAATAAAATACCTAAAGAGAAAAACATATATGATAACACGCCAAAGGATTTTGCTAAGGCAGATATAGCACTGGCTAATTCCCAATTAGGAATTGGCGAATCGTCTAATCTTGCACAGATTGCACTGTCATATACTTATAATTTTCCTGACCAGAAGTATCAGGATATCGCCATGATATTGGCGGTTGTTGCTCAGATATGCGTTGATTCAAGTAAGCGAAAGTTTGATCTGGATACCACTGAAGAGATACGTTATATCAAATCTCAGCTTGATATTGAGGAAAACGGATTGCCGCTTTTCTGGCAGATAACCAAAAAGGATAAGCGCAAGGCGAGGACAAACGAACAGCGCAAGCAAATGATCAAGGCGAATAAAGAAAAGATTGAAAAGAAGATCAATCCAAAACTCGTATGCCCGATGAATTATATGTATCAGTTAAACTTAAATAAATACAGGTCAGATACAAAGACGATACCGATTGAGCAGTTCCTTGTTCCTGTAACTATAAAGGAAAAGCGTAAGCGTAGTGAGAAGATAGAAAAGATGATTGAGAAGTATGCATTGACCGTAACCAATATTGAATCGTCACAAGAAACCGATTGGTATGATGGTACTAATCTCCTACTCATGGATAATTTTGAAGAGTTAATTAAAGATATCCGTAAGACTGGAATATCAAGCAATTATGTTGGGCTTATGCATTGGCTTATCAATCGTGCATTTAGGATTCCTGAGCAGACTAAAAATAGCAATAGCAAGACAAATGCGAACAAACCTGTATTGCTTAAAGTGTTGTATGAAGTAAACCCCGAAGCGTTTTTGTCTTGTTTTACAAAGGAGTCACAGGTACAAAGTGCGAGAAACACGGAGCAGCAGGGGATATCTTGATGGTTTGTGTTTCTCCCATATTATGGGGATATTTATTATATCATTTTTAAGTCCATAATAAAGGAACAAAATAAAGATTATAAGGAGATAAAAAGATGTTGAAAAAGAGAGATTTGGTTAGACGTGCAGCTAAGAATGCAGGTGAGATTCAGGCACGTACTGAAAGAGTAATTGATGCCGTGCTTGAAGAGATAGTCAAAATGCTTCAGGAGGGTGAGCAACTCTATCTGTATGGATTTGGAAGGTTTGAAACAAAAATTAAAAAGGAACATAACAAGAAAATGCCTGATGGAACAATCGTAGTTGTTCCAGAACAGACACAACCCATATTTAAATTTTTTGAATCTGTAAGAGGCACTTTCTAACTGGAGGTAACGGCATGGAAGAATTAATGGAATTTATACTCCCTGAAGAATTAAAGAATGTTACTTTACCTGATTCAAAGGAAGTTGAATATTGGAAACTGGCAAAATGTAGGACATTCTTTATTGATTATGAAATCGAGGACGATTATAGTCTTATAGAACTTTCTAAGACAATAATCCGTATGAATCTTGAAGAAATGGAAATTCCCGAAGAGGAATTAAAGCCAATAATATTAAATATTTTTTCATATGGAGGATGTTTAGATCAGGCTACTGCTTTTTGCGATATTATTGAAGCAAGTCGTATTCCTATTATTACAGTTTGTATGGGAGTAGCTATGTCCGCAGGATTTCTTATCTTTTTGGCAGGTAAGCGTAGATATGCATTAAAGCAATCAGTATTTTTGGCTCATCAAGGAAGTGCTGAATTTAGCGGTTCTGCTTCTGAAATAGAAGAATCGCAAAAGAATTATAAAAAGCAATTAGATAAAATGCAAGAATATATTCTTTCACATACGAAAATTGATCAAAAAACTTTTGCTCGTAATAAGAAAAAAGATTGGTATATTTCAGGTAAAGAAGAAATTGAAGCATTTGGTATTGCAAAAATAATTACTTCATTAAGTGAGATTAAATGATGGATAAACAGAAGAAAATATATTGTTGTTTTTCAATGAACCTTAAAAATTTTTTGTCAGAACATAATGTTAGATATGAACTTGAAGCTTTAAGCAAAAATACTCATAAAACTTTTTGGATTTATATTGTTGATGATAAATTAAAGCAACTTTTACAAGAGTGGACTATAAATAAATAGTCCACCTGTTTTTTAGAAAGGTGAATTTTAGAATGAGTATATGTGGTATTTATTGTATTTTTAACAAAGTAAATCATAAAAGATATATTGGTCAATCAGTTGATATTGAAAAACGATGGCGACAGCATAAATATTTATTATCAAATAAAAATTTCCAAATAGAAAATCAACATTTGGTTAGTGCATGGCATAAATACGGCAAAGATAATTTCGAATTTTTTATTGTTGAAAAATGTAATGTAAAAGAACTTGATGCTTTAGAAAAATTCTGGATTGATTATTATAATTCTAATAATTCTAATAAGGGATATAATAAAACATTAGGTGGAGGACAATACACTAATGTTTGTAAAAATGACAAGGAACGCAAAGGTCATACTTTATCGGAACAAGATGTTTTAAAAATTGTAGAATGTTTTAATAAAAAAGAATCTAATACAGAAATAGCAAAAAAGTTTAATGTATCTAAACCGATTATTGCATCTATTCGTAATCGTAAAAGCTGGACATATTTAACTGATGGATTAGATATTCAATATTCGCATTTTTATGATATGCATAAATTTACAAATGGTATTGCCAAATCTGTTGATATGTATAGTTTAGATGGTAATCTTATAAAAACATTTAATAGTGTTAGTCAAGCCGCTAAAGAATTAAATATTACGATTACAAGTATTTCTGATGTATGTAATGGAAAAAATGTTTCATCAAATGGATATGTATTTAGATTCCATAATTATCCATTTGATTTATATAGGACGGAAAAGAAACGAGATCCAAAGTCAATTCCTATTGATCAATATGATTTAAATTGGAATTTAATTGCTACTTATCCTTCAATTAAATTGGCTAGTTGTGAAACTAATATAAAAGCTGATATGATTTGGAGAGTTATATATGACAAAAGGAAATCAACAGGTGGTTATTATTGGCGTAAACATGAAGAAAATGCTTTTGCAAAAATAGTATAATTTATATTTTTTTTATAAAAAAGGAGATAAAATGAGTAATTATTTTAAAAAAACAACAAATATATCTGCAAAATTTAAATATTTAACTATAGCAAGTGGCGGCAAATTTATCAATACCGAAACCGGTGAAGAAATACCTGTGGCAGAATTGATTGAACAGGCAATGGGAACCACGCCCTTTGACCTTAGCATAACTACCAAGTCTGAAGAGGATATTTAATTGACGGACGTTAAGCGAATGCCTAACGAAACCGAAACTCAATATGTGTGGCGTATATGTTCGGCAAAAGATGTCGGCACTTTAGATATAACGTGGGATGAAGTTGCCGACATACTGAACAAGGAGCTTCGGGATGAGGGTGAGTATTATACCAGCTCTGCATATCGAAAGAAATATCAGCAGGCAAAGTTGTTTAAGGATGAAGTGTTTAGCAAAGAAACTGATGTTGAATCTGCGCAAAAGTACATGGAACAAAAGCGCGAACTTGAACAGCTTAAGATAGCGTTTCGTGATGAGCGCCGCGGTTGGCAATTGCAGAACTATGCTACTGCTAGATTTAATCAACAGATGGATTATTTAGCTGAACAATTACAGACGATTGGACGTAAAGAGTTTGTAGTATTCGATTATGTAGATAGAGACAGTACACGTAGCATGATAATTTGTTTATCCGATACACATTTCGGAGAAACTTTCAATAGTGCGTTTGGGCAATATAACTCTGATATAGCTAGGCAAAGGCTTGAAGAATATCTTGATAAGATCATGGAGATTGCAGAAATATATAATATTGACACCGCTTATGTTGCTGTGCTTGGAGACAATATTAGTGGTTCTATTCATCATAGCATTCAGGTGTCAAATCGTGAAAACGTAATCGATCAGATTAAGATCAGTGCTGAGTATATCAGTAATTTCTGTACAGAGTTAGCTAATAGGTTTAAGTCTGTTGATGTATATGGTGTTTCGGGTAATCATTCTCGATTATGTGCTAATAAGGAGTTAGATATCAAGGATGAAAAGTATGACCACTTAATCATGTGGATTATAAAACAGATGTTAAGTCATATTTCTAATATCAATATTCATCTTGATAATATCGATACTACCATTGCTAAGATGACAATTAAGGGTAAGGATTATGCTCTGATCCACGGCGATTATGACCGATGGACTCCAAATGATATCAGTAAACTATCTTTAATGTTGCATGAATTTCCTTATGCTATCATTAATGGACATCGACATACTCCTGCATATACAGAAATTAATGAAATTAAATGTGTTCAAAGTGCATCGCTTGCTGGTTCAGGTGATGACTATACAATTAAATGCCGTTTAACTGGCAAGCCAAATCAGACTATTTTAATAACAGATGAAAATGGCGAAATAGACGCAATCTATAATGTAGATTTGAGTTAAGACAACAAGGGTTTAGGCGTAAACCCTTCACGCCGAGATTGATCACTCGGCTTAGATATCTAACAGAGGTTTGGCAGTACCCGATTTAAACTGTTGGCGCGAGCAGCTACGTACACACTGCTCTTTTAAAAAGGATATGGTTCCAAAAGGAGAAAGAAGCCTTATTAGTTAAGGACGAAGTGTAGGTGCATCGTATATGCGGTGCATCTAATTTCTTGAGGGGTTTGTTTATGTATGATATTCATGGAGTATATTTAGTTGATTTAAAAAAAAGGAATTGGTGGAGAATTGTCTGGGAAACATTATTCTATCATAATTACTGATATTAAAAAGTCGGATAATACGTTAGTGGTTATTCCTCTTACTAGTAAAAAAAGAAATAAAAAATTTTGAGTGAGAAAACATTTATGTTTGCTGGGCGGCGTTTCCTGAGACGTTTGCCCGGTTTTTATTTGATTACAAGGAGATGAACAGATTTGAAACTTATTACGCCTCGAACTGATTCATCAATAAAACGTTTAGGAGTTGAAAGTGTTCGTAAAGAATATATGGAACTTGCACAGCAAACAAATTCTATTATTCAAAATGAAATATACCGTTGTCCTATGTGTGGTGAATTTTTAAGTGCTGATAGATTTTATTTATATCCTTCATACGCATTAGGTATATTTCCAATTTGTAAAAGTTGTTTGTTAGATATGGCAACTGATTATGATCCTAAACTAAAAAAACAAATTGATAATCGTGAAAAGACGTTGCGTGTTTTTAGTATACTTGATCTCCCATTTAATGAACAGATATATCAAAAGTATTTAGATAGAATACAAGATGGTCAAAATACAAGAGGTGGCACTGCGTATCAGCAATTAATTGCAACAGTACAGAGTTTGCCACAGTTCACTAATATGCATTTTAAGGATAGTCAATTTGGCAATAATGATGAAATTGGTTATGAATTTGAAACAAATCGTAAAGCAAGGAAAGAGATAAAGAAACTGTTTGGTGTCGGATATAGTGAAGCTGACTATTTGTTTTTGCAAGATCAATATGATGATTTTCGTGCAAGGACTCAAGTAGACAGCAAATCACAAGAAATATATGTGACTCAAATATGTCAACAGTTGTTGGAAATAGATAAAGATAGAAAAGCTGGCAAAGACGTTACTAAAAAGTTATCGGCATTAGATTCATTTATGGCAAGTGCAAAACTTCAGCCTAAACAGAATGTTGGTAATGGTATTAGTGATGCTTATACTTTTTCTGAATTACTTGAACAATGGGAAGACACAAAGCCAGTGCCAGAGCCTGATCCTGAATTTAAGGATGTTGATGGCATTGGACATTTGCTTAAGGTGTTCTTTGGTTGGATATGTGTGGCATTAGGTATTAAAAACGTTTATGCATCTGAATATGAAAAAGAAGCAAGACAGTTAGAAGTGCAGCCGCCTAGCGAAATGGATGAAGCACTTAGCGAAGATAATTACGCTCGTATTTTTGGTAAGGATGGTGATTAAGTATGGCTGTAAAAAAGTCAGACCGTCAGTTACAAGAAGATAAGACAACCAAGATAATGAATACCATTGCTTGGCGAGCAGCTTATTATCGTGCAAATCCGCAAAGATTTGCGGCAGATTATTTAAACATTAAGCTTAAGTGGTTTCAGAAAATCCTATTGTGGTGCATGATGCACTTTGATAATTTTTATTATGTCGCTGCTCGTTCGCAGGGCAAGACATATTTGGTAGCGGTCTTTTGTGTTATTAGGTGCTTATTATTCCCTAAAACAAAAATCAAGGTTGCCAGTGCCACGTTTAAACAAGCAAAGTTTGTTGTTAAAAAGATAACGGATGAACTGATGCATGAAAGTCCATTGTTATGTGCTGAGATAAAAAGATTTTCGACGGGTGATAATAACTGTCTGATAGAGTTTAAGTGTGGTTCAAGTATCGAAGTTGTTGTTGCGTCAGACACCGCCAGAGGTGGACGTGCAAATATTTTGATTATTGATGAATCACGTATGGTTCCCGATAGGATTGTCGCAAGCGCATTGCGTCCTATGTGTGGTACGCCCAGACAACCCGGATACCTTGATAATCCTGAGTACGCACATTTGCAGGAAGTAAATAAAGAGATACATATGTCTTCAGCTTTTTATGCACAATCAGAAATGTTTGAAAAGGTTAAGTCATATTTTGCCAATATGCTTGATCCAAACTTAAAGTTCTTTGTGTGTGACCTTCCATATATGCTTTCAATTAGAGAAGGTTTATTAATGAAACAGACAATCGAAAACGAAATGGCAGATGTAACTTTTAATGAAGTTAACTATGCTATGGAACGACTTGGTTTATTTTATGGTTCGGCTGAAGACGCATTATTTACATATAAGATGATGGATGAGCGCAGAATTTTAAATGATGCTCTTCTACCGCTTGAATATTATCGTGTTAATGGTGTCAAAATTCCTGAAAAGAAAAAGGGCGAATTAAGAGTTTTGTCCGTGGACGTTGCTCTTATGGCATCAAAGAAACATGATAATGATGCGTCTGCTCTTATTATTCATTCGGCAATGCCTACGAGTTCACATAGATATATGGATAATATTGTATATCTTGAAACGCAGGAAGGTTTAATTACTGATGAGTTGGGATTACTTATAATGCGATTCTATTATCAATATAATTGTGATTATTTAGTACTCGACTGTGCTGGGACGGGAAGTGGTGTATACGATTTTCTTATGACAGATAGATATGATCCATTATATGGTGTAACATATTCGGCATTAAGTTGTTGTAATAATCCTGAGATGGCAGAACGTTGTAAAGTTAAAGGTGCGCCTAAAGTTATTTGGGCAATCAAGGCAACTGCACAATCTAATAGTGCAATGATTCTTGCATTGCGAAATGGATTGCAGAATGGATATATAAATCTTTTAAAGAATGAAGAGGTTATCGAACCGCAATTGCCAAGCATGATTAATCACTTTAAGAAACTTACGGATAATATGCAGATGCAGATTAAACTTCCGTATATACAAACTACGTTTCTTATCAATGAAATGATTAATCTTGAACATGAGATGTCTAATAACTTAATTAAGGTTCATGAAAAGACTGGCATGCGTAAGGATAGATACTCTTCATTTGAATATGGTTATTGGGTAATTCAAGAACTTAGTAAGAACTTGAAACCCAAAACAAAAGATGCATCGAAATTAATTGATAAATTCCAAATTAGAACACCCGAACTTAGACGGTACGGGATAATGTAATAGAAAGGGAGGTAGCCAAGTATGGCAACAAAAACTACCAGTGCCAAGACCGGCACCTCTGCAGCAGAGTTAAGAGCGTGGTATGAAAAACACCGTTCTGCTATTGAGAATTTTGAAAAGGCTCAAGCAGCGATGAAGCTGATTGATGTTAGCAAGACAGAAACAAGAACTTATACTGTTTTTAAGAGAGAAACACTTAGAAAGTATCTACAGAACCCAGCTCAGAACTATAAGAATCTTATAGAGTTGAGCCGCTTTTTGTATACAAGGTCGCATCCGTATAGAAAGCTGATTCAATATAATGCTTTTATGGTTGATGTTAATCTTCGTGTTATCATCCCCATTATGGATATGACAAAGAAAAGTAAGGATAAAAATAAGATTCTAAAAGATTATTGGGCAATAGCTAATATCCTTGAACGTTCTAATATTCAAGGCGAAGTTAGCAAAATGAATATTATTGCATGGCGTGAAGATACTGCATATGGCGTATGGTATTCAGATGATACTGGTATTTTTATTTTACCATTGCCATATAACTATTGTAGAGTTGATTCTATTTATCCTGATGGTTCATTAGGTTTTGCTTTTGATATGTCTTATTTTGATAATAGACAGGATTTACTTGAGATGTGGGGAGAACCTTTTACACATCTTTGGAAAGAATATCAAAAGGATACAAGGACTAATCGCTGGCAACATATGGATGATGACAAGGCTTATGTTATAAAGATAAACATTGACGATCCTACCATGCCTCTTCCACCCTATGTAGCTTTATTCAATCAGGTTATCAATCTTGCCGATACAGAAGATTTACAGGCTAACAAAGACGAAGCGTCTGTATATAAGCTGCTGAACTTTAGGGTTGAACCTAAAGGCGATGAGCCTGATGATTTTACTGTAGATATTGATACTGCTATCGGATATTTTAACAAGGCTATTGAGACTCTGCCTAAATATGTTGGTGGATTTATCAGCCCGTTAAAGGTTGAGCCTATATCATTTGAGAAGGATCAAGCTGCTGATACCAATATTATTGAAAATGCTACAAAGAACTTATTTAACAGTTCTGGTGGCGCACAGATTTTACATAGTTTAAATATTACTACAACTATTGGTTGGTTAAGTGTTCTTATTTCTGATACTGAATATGGTGGACGATTAGTCAGACCACAAGTTGAGAATAACATTAACCGATTGATTAACTTTGAGAAAAAGAATAATTGTAGAATTAAACTGTTACCTATATCTCCATATTTAAAGAATATGTATAAAGAAAGTCTTGAAAAAGATTTTCAATATGGTGTTCCTGTTAAATTAGCATTAAATACGCTGAATGGATTCACAGAAGTTGAAACTGTATCAATGGGTAAATTAGAGCAGATGCTTGGATTAACCGCATTGTTTGAACCACCTCAGAGTGCTAATACCCAAAGTGGCAAACAGGATGGTAAACCTGAAAGCAACCCTGAAGACCTTAGTGATGAAGGCGATGCAAGTAGAGATAAGGGGTAATTTAAAACAACTATCATTTTGTTAAAAGATAGAATCTCCGGCGGATACTCCGGTAAAGTTTGAAACCGCGTGTGCTTTAAATCTTATACTAATGAGGTTTAAGGTTTCATACTTTGGTATCAAAGAAAATAAGCAAATGACACTTACAGGCATGTGAGTGTCTTTTATTTTGGAGGAATTGAGATGGCTAAAAAGATTCTTACAGTAGAAGACCTGCTTACATTCTGTAAGCAAAATAAACTCTACAGCTTCGATAGCCAAGATAACGATTATGAAATTGTCCTTGATATGCCAGCTACTTTTGATAAGCAGGAGGATTCTGAGGATAAGCATTTAGAGGGATTAGCACCTTTTAAATCAAAAGCATTTCATGATCACGTAAATCTCAATCAGAGCAATATAGATGAAGATACATTTGAAGAAGAACTTCCGTCTGCCAAGTTTCGTCCTATCCTTGCACATATAGTTGAGGAAGATGGCGAAAAGGATTTTGGCGCACATGATTATCATGTAGTCGAAGAAGATGGTGAAAAGATTGTTGTTTATGATGAAAGACCTATAGGAACAATTGTTGAGGTTTCATCTGAATATGATAAAGATGCAGATGTAAATCGTGCCATAGTTACTGGATATCTTTTTGCAGAGTATTGTGATGATGCTATGCAGATATTAGATAGACGTGGCACAGTTGATTGTTCTGTAGAATTGTCTGTACGTAAGTTTTCGTATGATGCTAAACGACAAGTAATTAATTTGGAAAGTTATTATGTATCTGGTCTTACATTGCTTGGTGCAAAGCATAATCCCGGAATGGCGGGAAGTGATTTCGGTCTTGTTGATGAAGTTAAGACCGAATTTTCTAAAGATGATAAGTTAATTGAGATTTTGGAGAAGCTGAATAATACACTCTCCAGTTTCAAGAAATTGGAGAAAGGAGGAACAACTGTGACTAAGTTTGAAGAATTACTTCAGAAGTACGAAAAGACTGTTGAAGATATTACTTTTGAGTATGAAGGACTTTCTGATGAGGAACTTGAAGCAAAGTTTGCAGAGGAGTTTGAAACAGAACCTGAAACATCTGAACCTGAGCAACAGTCTGTATCTGTAGATTACTCTGTTGTAATGGGCGAAGTTAACAGAACTTTCTCATTAAGTTTGGATGAAAAATATCAGGCAGCCTACGCATTAGTAAGTGCAACATATGATGACGATTGGTATTCCGTAAACATGTACGATGAAGATGGATATCTTGAAATGTATGGATGGTTTACTGGAAAGAATTATCGTCAGAAGTTTACCCGTGAGGGTGACAATTTTGCTCTTGATGGCGAACGTGTTGAAGTGTTTGCTAGGTATCTTACACAAGAGCAGATAGATAAACTTGATGCTGATAAGGCTGAGTTCGAAGCTGTTAAAGCTGAGTGTGCCGAACTTAAGCAGTATAAAGCAGATAAAGAATTTGAAATTGCTCATAACGAAAGAATGGCAGTTATAGCCGACTATGCTTCAATTGAAGAAACTGATGAGTATAAAGCATTGGTTAATGAGATTGATACATATACTGTTGAGCAGATAAGAGAAAAGGCTGACGCAATTGTTGGCAAATATGCTCGTCAGGGCAAGCAGTTTAGTTTTGAAAAGAAAGCTGAACCCGCTTATAAGCCTGTTGTTCGTATGACAATTCATGAAGATGTAAATGTAAATGCTCCCGCCTATGGTGGGATTTTTGATTAATTAGGGAGGAATATAAAATGGCACAGAGTGTTATTAATATCGTTAAACACGCCGTAGCTGGTAGCACAAACCTTACAGCTACAAAAGGTTTTGGCGGACATGGCCCTATAGATATTAAGATTTCTAAGGATCTTGATAATGGTTCTATCGTTGGCAAGGGCGACAATATTTCTGGTCAGGTATATGCTATGGCAACACCTACCACTTTCACAGGTAAGATTTTAAAGGAGAGAGCTGCAAATGGTAATTTCTATGTACAAGTTCTTACTGCTGCTAACGCTTATCTCGTACTTACCACACCTACTACTTATTATGATTATACAAACGCAATGAGAGCAGAAAGCACATTCTACAATGCTAAGGATGACATTGTACGTGCATATCCTCTGTTCCCCGGTGATGTTTTTGAACTTTCAGCAGAGGGATTCGATGGAACTCCCACTACTGAAGCATCTGTATCTGTTGACACTTCTAAGTATCAGGTAGAGGTACAGTAATCTAGGAAAGGAGGATAAAATATAATGGCTAAGATGATTTTTACAAATGAAAATACAAAGGCTATCTTTGAACAGCCTAATCAGCTTAATTTTGAGCAGTTTGTAGACCTTGCAACTAATGCTGGACTTGGAAGAAAAATCTACAATTCCGAAGGCAAGGAAGTTGATACCAAGAATGTAAATGCTGAACTTCGTAAGAAATTCTATGAGGTTCTTGGTGTTGAGGAAGGCACAAAGGGTAAGGAACTCAGACGTGCTTTCAGAAGACATATTGTTGATGTTTTCGAAGTTACCGAAGATGTTCTTGCTAACCTTGTAATCACAGGTTGGGGCGCAAATCCTTTCTTCAATGAATTCGTTGAGATTAAGAACGCTGAACTTGGCGAGACTAATGAGTTCTATACTCCTGATCAGGTTATTCTTTCTGTATCTGAAGTATCAAATGACCATACAAATATCTATCGTCAGAGACTTGGCGAAGGTTCAACCTTCTCTGTTAAGGTAAACAAATATGCTTGCGGTATCTACGCTGAACTTGAGAGATTCCTTGTTGGTGCTATTGACTGGGCGCAGATGGTTCAGAAAGTTTACGAAGCATTTGATAAGAAATTCAATAACATGATTTATACTGTTCTTGGTTCTGCTGGTGATTCTCTTCCCGCAGGCGGACAGTGGGTAAAGACTGGCCCTATTGCTGCTGAGACAAAGGATACTCTCCTTCAGCTTATTGATGACGTTCAGACCGCAAATGGTACTGAGGTTGTTATTATGGGTACTAAGATTGCTCTTTCTAAGCTTGCAGCACTCAAGGAGACTTCTTGGGTAAGTGAGCAGGAAAAGACCGAAAGATATACTACAGGTCGTCTTGGATTCTTCGAGGGCGTTAAGCTTGCAGAGATTCCTCAAGTATTCGCTGATGGCGACACAACTACAAGACTTGTATCTAACGACAAACTCTTAATTATGCCTGTTGCTGATAACAGATTTATCAAGGTATTCTATGAGGGCGATCCTGAAATCAAGGAAGATACTACTGGTGATGTTAATACTGACAGAACTATTGAATATCAGTACCAGATTAAGATGGGTATTGGTGTTATAATTGGTCGTATGTTCGGTATCTGGAATATTACTTCTAACATCAGTGGCTGATAATGTTTATTTTGGAGAGGTTGGGTAAGACACCCAATCTCTCTATTTTATTTTAAGAATTAAAAGGAGATAAAATGAAATGGCTATAAAGACAACAACAAATAAGAAACCAGTTGCAAAGGTTATTAAAGAAGAACCTAAAGAGACAATCGAAGTAAAGCAGCCCGAAAAGAAAAAATATGCACCCGATGATGAGATTATGACAACATCATGTACAGCAGGAGAACTGTTAATGATTGGTGCTAAAACACGTAGGGTTTATACATGGTCAAACTATGGTGATCAGACACCAGTTGAATATCAGGATATTAAAGCTGCTCAGTATATACAGGGTAATCCGCATATATATAGTCCTCTTTTCATTATTGATGATGAGGAGTTTGTAAATTTTCCTGAGAATAAAAAGATTGCTGATGTATATGCACATATACTTAAAGCGGATGATATTGATCAGCTATTTAGTTTTGATAATATTTCATTTGAAAGAACTGTTGATAAACTTCCAAAAGGTATAAAGAACAGTCTTAAGGCTATTGCGGCTCAGAAGATTCAGGATGGTTCACTTGATAGCGTTAATAAGATTAAGGCTCTCGACAAGATTTTAGGTACAGACCTTTTCAACTGTTATGTAGCTTCGTAAAGGATGGTGTAGGTTATGCTCTCTGTCACTTATGATGCCGCCTTCTCTCGATTCTTGGCTCAAGTTCAAGCATATGACTTGGTAGTGGTCGATGAGGTTGAGGCTAGGCAAAAGCTGAACTCTTGGTTAGAGTCGGTCAAATCAAACCCCAGAGTGCGTAAACTTTTTACCTCTCTGTCGCTTGATAAAAATATTGAAACTATACTTTTTGAATTAAAGAATACACTTAAAGATGACGAAGCAGATGTAGATTTTGTTAGTGAAGTTTTTGGACTTGGTGTTGCTTGGAAATGGGCAAGTGAAAAATATAATTCATTGCTTAATGCTGCTCAATATTTTGGTAGTGGTGAGAAGAAATACTTTTCACAAGCTAATCATATGGATCAATTAAATGTGATGGCAACTAAAGGTGAAAGTAAACTTAATGGATTTATCCGTGATCATGGTTCTTATAATAAT